TCTTCGATCTCACGACCGACGATGCCCTGCAACTCGACTTCGTCCATGACTTCCGGGTTCAACATCGCCTCAAGCTCGGAGGCCATTTTATTTGCTTCATAGTCCATCTTATGGCCCTTCTTGCGCTTTGTTTAACACTGTGTTAACTGTTGAGGCTTCAACTGGGAGGATAACACTATGGATAAAAATAATACAGATGGCGAATTGGATCTGACAGATCCGCTTCGCGCCGGCATATACTCACTGGCATTTATGCTCTTAGACCGCGAGGGCGATTTGCCGAAAAACGTGGTGGAGATCATTGAAGATATAATTGAGCAAGAGCGCAATTTTTAAAGCCCCCTCAAATATGCTTCGATCAGGTTCATCTCATATCGAGTTGCGTCTTCTATTCCGCCACGATTAAAGCGATCTATATATGTGGAGGCTTCGTCAACGTACTGCTGATCGCCGGCCTGCATCGTCTTCGGGTTCATCGTGAAGACGCGCTGATCTGACGGCAGCGTGTAGGATCTGCCAGAAAACGGCATGTTTTGGCCCGGATAAAATGTGCCTTTCTCAAGAGCGGCTTGCGCCAGTCTTGGCAGGGCAGTGTCGCGAGCTGAGATAGTCCATGGGACATCTACGCCAAACGTCTGAGACCCTGTGCCCGACTTCTTCGATAGCTTAGTGTCGTATGAGGGATGATCCGCAGACAGAAGGCCTCTGGATATATCGGGAGTGGCAAAACGATACCCGGAGCTGAAGCTGGGAGATTGCACAAGATCTGGGTTTGTAGCGGCAAATCGCATTTCACCCACATCCGGCAAACCGCTTAGCCCCTTCATGTCAGCCTTATCCATTCTCTGAAGGAATGGCTTTCTGACTTGCTCTGGGGATTGAGTGTCAAACCAATCTCTAAACTCCGGGCTATCCACGCTTGGTATATCTGAAAGATTTACGCGGGTGAGTGGCTTGAGGCCATCTTTCTCTCGCTGCTTGTTTTGCCTTTTGAGAGATTTCTGCCTAAAGTCTGCGACAATAGACTTTAGCTCTGAGTTGACTTGCTTAACAGTCTTCTTCGGCATCTCAGAAGAGTATAACATCTCAGAATAGAGCTGACCCTGATGCTTTGCAAAGTCACCTGACCTCTCGCCCATTGGGCTAAATCCGACGCGAATATCACGACCTAAGTTTTCTGGGCTTGAGAACACGTTTTGCTTTGGTTTCATAACGCCAGAATGAGATGCCCACACATCATCAGTGTCCATATACTCGCCGCCAGCCTCTAATCGCACAGGCCGCTGCAATTTTAACTGGCCAACACGACTTACTTCCCGGCCGCCCGCCGTGCGATCTCCAGCTAGAAAATACATATCTGTGCCTTGCATCTCTGAAGGCGTAATTAATGTGGGAGCGGTGTAGCCTGCATCTACAGAACTCGTCTCAACCTCCCAATTATATGGGGCTGTCTTCTGCTTTACGTTTTGCGAGAACGGGGTAAACAGCGCAGGGTCTTTAGCGCGACCACCGCCAGCCCGAGGAGGCTCGAAGTAATCTGAGCCACGCATAATCTCAGTCTCTCCAACCTCTGGCCGCAGCCGGACATTCCCGAGCAGAGAGCCCATCGAATTTGGATCAACCTCTAAGCGACTGGCAGCTCGAATGGCGGGCCCAACTCCGGGCACTACAGACGCCACTGAACCTAAAGCGGCAGCCCTGTCGGACGCTAGAGCCTTGTTTGACGCCTCAAGCATATATGGCTCTGCGTCTTTGGCCTCGACGCCAAACATCTCCATCAACTTGTCGGCTGCGGTATAGGTCAAGCCCCGGCCAACTGTCCCGGCGAAGTCTCTAACCGTGCCCACTGGGTCGGTGGCGACGCCGACTACGTCCTCGATCATGCCGCGCCCTATCTCCTTATTCGTGCCGACTGGGTCGCTCTGGAAGGAGCTTAGCAAATTATAGATGCCGCCGCCGGCGGTGCTCGCCATGTCGTAGGCGCCGCGAAGCTCAGGTGGGACGTAGTAACGTAGATCCATTATCCGAGTAATCCTTTTGGACGCATTTTCGGACGCATAGGTGTCGCTGGCGCCAGCAAACCTTGCGGGCGGGCGCGTGGGCGCATTGGCGTTTCGCTATACAGGCTCTGGCCGGAGAACTTTTTTCCGTAGTCCGAAATATATGTGCCGAACTTGTCTTTCTTGTTTACCTTGCCGCCGCTTTCGAGAAAATTTCGCATCCCCTTGCGGCCACCTAAGTGGGCCATGCCGACCATTGCCGACATATCCACCGGCACGCCGCCAATCTCTTGGCCAATGTATTGGTCGAGAGCATTGTTGATTGCATAGTCGACGATGTCTTGCTCATGCCAAGACATGACTTCCTCTTGCAAACTAGGATCCGCTAAAAACTCTTCGCGGGTAAACTTCTTGCCAGTGTCATCCATAAAGTCTTGCAGCCGGGGGTCTCCGAACTGATAAGCGCCCGCGACCGTGCGGCCGGAGCCTGCGTCGGTCAGGATGCCATAGTTTCCGCTGCTCTCGCTCTGCGCCATTAAATTTCTAAAGTCAGATCCCGGCATTAAAATTTCCCTGCGTTTAGTCGCTTTGAGACCTCAAACATGCGGCGGACAAAATCCTGCGGTATGTCGGGGCTATTGTATTGGCTTCCCTGCTCAGTTTGTAGCCACTGCTCTAGCGTCAAGTCTGCGATGTCCGGCGCGAGCTGGTCCTGTGCCGCCGTTGACGCCTCAAATGGGTTGTACGACGGGACGTATTTCCCGTCAGCAATTTGCGAGTATCCGGGGTTTGCGTCAAAATCTATGTCGTCCAGAGTGGCTCGCGGCGCCCTTGGGTCAAAGCCAAATTTGTCTTCCTCGAAGCCGTAGCCGAGAAGCGGAGACGTCTGGACCGGTGGCGTTTGAGCGCCATACTGTGGCGTCGCTGCTACTTTCTGCACATTAGCGAGTGCCGCTAGAGGGCTTGAAGCCTGTGCCCGTGACATACTTCCCGGATTGGCGGATTGCGGTGTCTGCGATGCCGCAATCATTGCGTTAACCTTGCTGGGGTCGTAGGCGCCGCTGCCGCTCTGGGTGTTCATGGTGTATGGCTGATTGCCAGTTGCGCGCTGAATGCCTCGGAGTATTCCAACGCCGGGGATAAAATTCGTTAAAAAGCGCTGAGGCGTCATGGGCTGGTCGCCGAGGCGGCTGCCTCCGCCAAAAAAGCTGAGTAGGCCGCCGGCCTGTGGATTGCGTAACGAGCTGCGTGGACGGTCGCCAGATCCGTTGTTCTGGGCGGCCGTGTTGGGCATGTTGTTCGCCAGAGAGTTGCTATACGCGTTCTGGTACATGGCGTTGTAGATGTTGCCGCCGGGGTCGTCGTGCTGCGATGCCACTTGATGCGCCTGATTGGCGGCGGTCATCTGATGGTATTCTTCACTCTTTGGGATCTTGCCGGTCAGCATTCCCCAACTTGTTTTGAAATCCATGTGACCCCGTCCTCTCGTCAGCCTTCCCCACATAATACACGCAAACCACTTTTAACGTAACCCCGCGCGCTCATGGGAGGATGGACGCGCGGGGGAGCCAAAAGCTCAGCGGCCGGGTGGGAGGTAGCCGCTAACAAGGGCATGATAACAAAAATTTGTGGGGGAGGCCAGTTTTTTGCATTTTATGGCTTGTAATGGGTAGGTGTTAACATTAGGTTAACAGTATAGACAGAAACAAAGGAGAACGGACATGCACAACAACACACCAAAAAACACGCGGGAAGCCGTCGAGCTGGGCCTGTACCTCGCAATCACCGCCGACACCGAGGAGAAGTCGTCGGACGCGCTACAGCTCGCCAAGGAGCTGGCTCTGGGGCTCAACTACGCGGAGGTGCAGACCGCCAAGCGAAACGTCGCGGCGCGGATCGAGCAAGAGCGCGCCTAAACCACCCCGCGAATACCACGCCTCAGCGGCTTCGCCCACGACCCCGCTGAGGCAGTGCCAAACGCCATCGTCGTGTGGTCATTGGCCAGAGCTAAGCACAGAGCATCAGCGCGGTCCGGGGAACGGATGCCGCGCTTCTTCATGCTCTCCTTGCTCTCCACCTGTATCTTGCCAGACGACGTGAACATATACCGCGGACCCGCCAGCTCCGCATACAGCGCGTCGTCGCGTGGCAGAGACACATCCATACCCTCGAGCCACGACTTACACCTAAACCACAGCTCAGCGCGCAGGTTTAAATACGTCTGCTTCGCCACCGCGCGCTCCGACACGTTCAAGCCACGCGCCGGCAGCCCCAACTCACGCAATCGGTCCAACACGCCCGCGCCGAAGCCGTTGCTGTCGATTATGATCTCGCTGGGGCGCCGGGACGGGGGCATGGCGTCATATTCCGCCTTAACGGCGCCGGAGAGCTGCATCAGGTCCAAGTTGCGCCACACCGTGAGCGGGTGGATCACCGGACCCTGCCGCTTGCACAGCACGCTGCTGTCGCCGCCCTGGCGCGCCACGTCCAAGCCCCAAACCGCAGTCGTGTCCTCGTGCACCTTCACCTCGTTGTTAAACGCGTGCTCGATCAGAGACACCGGGATCACCGTGTCCTCCTCAGATGGCGGGAAATTGCCCAAGACGCGCACATGAAACGCCGGGCTGTCCTCACCGTACCGCTTCCGCATGTCGTCGACGAAATCCTCGGACACGCGCGGGCTCTCGACGCAGGAGACGTGCATCGTGTACCAGTCATCCCGCAGCCGCGTGTGGGTGTCGTAAAAGAAGCCAGTGTTACGCGTCGGGTTGCCGGTGAGCACCGTGGTGGCGCTGTGACCTGACATCGAGCCCGAGGCAGCCTCAAACACGGCCTCCGGGACACCGCTGGCCTCATCCGCCAGAAGCAGAACGTGCTCGCTGTGCACACCGGCGAGCGCCTCGGGCTGCTCAGCGCGTGACGTCCGGCACGAGATAAACGTGCTCTCCGGGGCGCTCTTCAGCTCAATCCGGTCCGACTTCACCTCCAGCAAATTGTCAAACGGGGGCTTGAGCCGCTTGGCCACGGATTTCATCTCAGCGAAACACGCGTCAAATAGCTGCGCGGAGGTGGGGGCCGTGACCACCGTCTTGCTCGGGTAGCGCATCAAGACGTGCCAGATGGCCGCCATTGCGACGCCCGTCGACTTGCCGACACCGTGGCCAGACCTGACGGATATGCGGCGGATCTTGGGGGCAGAGACGGCGTCTAAAAGCTCAACTTGCCACTCGTCCGGCTCGATGCCGATCACCTCTTGGGAGAAGCGCACCGGGTCGTCGCGGTAGCGCCGCATCAGTTTGACGAATGGGTTGTCGATTGGCGTTGTGGCGTTCATTTGTTAACACTCCTGTTCGTGGTGGTGTGAAATTTTTTCGGCGCGGGTGCGTGATTAGGTCATGAGCTTTTGCACCCGGCCGCGGCGAAGAAGGGGGGGGTAAAAGTTAAAATCTCCGCCGAGAAGGGCAGGGGAGGGCGTTGAAAAACAAGGCATTTCGCGGCAGAGATTAAACGCATAACAAGTATTATGTTAAATTCTGCCGAAATCGCCGCGTTGCAGCACGCATTCGCTTGACCTCGTCGCCGCGCTGCGGCACGCGTGCACGCGCACGCTTCGCTGCGTCGGTGTGCGTTTTCGCGCTCAATCGCCATCCTGATCCTCGACGATCTCGCCCTCGATGATGTCACCGCCAACCTCGTTGAGCAGAGCTGCTGCCTGCGCGTGCAAGTCATTTACGCTGATGTTGATCGCGACATCACGCTGCCTCGTGTCATACTCGGGCGACGCCTTAGCCGCCTTCCACTTGAGCACGTCGACCGCCAGCTTCGCGCTGTTCACGCTCGCCTCGAGCTGGTGCGTCTGATCGGCAATCTTCTGAGCCTGCGACGCGTAGTAGTGACCAGCCATCTGCTTGGCCTCGTCATACCGCTGCGCACGACCCTCAGCCGACGCGACCCACTTGTGGAACAGGTTCCAGCCCACGTCATAGTGCTTGATGATGTCGGACGCATTCATGCCGTCCGCAATCAAGCCGAAGATCTCGTCCTCGCCAGCCGCTTCCAGCGCGGCTATCTTAGCGTCCCCAATTGCACCCATCTTAACTTCCTCTCTCAAAACGGTATCTCATCGCCCAGCTCAACGTCAAACGTGCTATTCGCCGGACCGATGCAGCGCGTGACCTTTGCGTCCGGAAACTGCTCCAGCGTCTTCGCAATGAACTCGCTGCTAAAGTTATTCCCCAGCACGATTGCTGCGTCGACCATATCATACACTAACCAGTCGGGATGCTCACGCCGTATTCCGGTCGCATCATGCAGCGCAATGCACACGATGTTACCAGACGCGATCTCGATGCAGTAGGCGTGCCGACCGACCGGCTGGTGCCCGTTAGCCTCTGCCTCCGCCTCGAGCACGTCCCACGCCCGGATGAGCTGCGTGGCGATCTTGTGCACGGCCACGACGTCATCCTCTTCGATCTTGATCCGCAGCGCGTCATACGCCGCCTCAAAGCGGCCAGCCAACTCGGGCGACACCAGCGACGGAAGTGTGTCTCCCCACTTCAACGTCTTCTCCCGCGCCTTGCGATCCAGCGGCAACAACTGGCCATCGACCTGACGTGAGATCGGCTTCGTCTGATTGCCAGTCTCAAACGTGCCTCTATCCTTCCTCGCCTTAGCGTAACCCGCCTTTGCTTTGCCACTCACCTTCTTAGCCATGTATCATCTCCCCATCGCCCTAATGTTAACCACACCCAATCGAAACCACTGCCACACACCACACCACACCACGCTATACAATAGCGGGTGGTGGTGTGGAGAGTGAAATGGCCTTATTCTCCACACCTCCCACACTCCACCACACCCCAAGTGTGGAAGGTGTGGAAGCATCAATGCACCACGTCATCATCGCCGCTCCTCAGTAGCTGGTCATCCATAACCAGCAGCGCACGCTCGATCGTCCACATCGCATTCACGAGTATCTCGGTGCGGCGCTTCCGCTCCTCCAAATTTTCCGGCTGCAAGAAGCCCGGCTCGAACTCGATGTTGATCGCCCCGACATCCTCGGACCACAGGACGGTGAGTATGCGATCCATCGCGTCACTGCTGAACAGCTTTTCGTATGCCGCATCCAAGTCGTCCATCACGGTATTCTCGCCCCTTTAGACAAGTTGTCCTTGGCCCACAGTGGCTGCAAATTCGTGTAATTGAAACACTTGAGTTGCTGTTTCTCGTCTGTCAGGTCAAACGATGCACACGGCTTGATGTGATCTATGTGCCACTCGCCGTGGTTATCCCACGTCATGCCACCTGTGAACTGCGCCTCAAGGTGCTGACGTAGGTGCTCAATTGAGCAGCCAATTAGGCGCGTTGTCCTGTATGACTTCGCTCCACGCCCCCTTAGTGCGCTTCTAAACCTAGACCGCGAGAGGAACTTCAACTTGTATTCAACATCTTCGTTGTATCTTCTTGCGAAATCTTCGCGCTGACGTTGCCGCTGCCTTTCCCTGTCTATTCCAGACATAGCCTTCTGGCCTTTAGTCCACCTCTCCTCCGCGGTCATGTTTGCCCAAATCTCCCTTCGACGCTTGTTTATTGCTTCAACTCTTTCCGCCGACCTTTTGGGGTAGTTTTCAATATGACGCTGCCTCGCATTGCACTTTGTTGAGCAGAATATTCTACGCCCCAGTGCGGGGACGGTAAAAAAGTTGCAGCATATCTGAGATCCACACGCCTTAATCATAGCCCCGCCTCATCCCCGGTGATCCACTCGCCGACGACCACCACCGGCACGTCACGCCCGGTCCGCTGGTCCTTCTCACGCTCAATGCGCAGCACGTCGGTCTCGATCCACTTCTTCACGATTGCGTTGACCTTAGCTTTTTCGTGCTTCTTGTCCACATCGAGATCAAGATGCAGCGCCACCACATTGCCCACCCAATTCTTGGCCTGCGTGTTCTGGCGCATGAAGTCACCTTTCTGCGCAGCCAGCCCGACATCACGCTGCACCTTCATGGCGTCCTTTGCGCTCACCCCGTCAAATAGGTCAGGCATTGCAAACTCGGTCGCGACCCCAACATATTCCCCGTTTGGCAACTTCACGCCGACCATGCGCCTGTACACCGCCTTCGCTGCCGGCGGCGCCATGTTTGACTTGCCGTCGTCTACACGGAATATGCCCAGCGCCTCGGTCTCGGACACGCCCAGCTTGAGCGCGTCCTCCTGAGACACGCGGTTGATGACACGCGCCGCACGGGCTGCGCCGATAAGGCTGCCTGCTCCCCGTATGCTGTCGACCGTGGCGTCGTCGCCGTTGCCCTTGCGTATGTGGTGGACGAGGCCCATGCCGCAGTCTGTCTCATCCGCTATGCTGCGCACCAGTGAGACGGCGGCGTTCATTGCGACGTTGTCGTTCTCGTTGATGTGGTTTGCGCCGACCCACGGGTCGATGAACACGCAGCCAATCTCGTTCTGCTTGATCTTGGCCACCATGTAGTCCGCCATCTCCTCGTCGACTGAGATGCCGTCGCGGTCCTGCTTGGCGAAGATCATCTTGAGATCACGGCCCGCATCCAGAAACAGCTTGCCCCTGATTTCGTCCGCCGTGACGTTGTAGTGCATCATCGCGGAGGCGACGCGCCGCTGCATCTCCTCGAGCGGATCCTCGAGGTTGATGATCCACACGTTGCACGGCTCGTGCACGGGCTCACCGAGTAGCGGCCGCCCGGTGCAAATTGCCAGCGCCTCGACGATCTGCATCGACGTCTTGCCCACGCCGCCTGCCGAGGCCAAGACAGAGACGTTGCCCCTGATGTAATGCTGCCCATATATCCAGCGACGCGCCGGTATGCTCGCCGGGTCGATCGGATCGTATGGCGTCGGGTAGCTGCGCTCAGACTGCGCGATCTCGGCCTGCACCTGCGCGACCGGCTTGGCCAGTGCCAGAGCCTCACGCAATTTTTCGGCGGACGTCTCGCGCAGGTAGTCGTTGGCGTCTTTTACACCCTCGACGCCCAGCATGTCGAAGCGCACGACGTGCACGTCAGTGCTGCCGTCGCCGCGGAGCACGTCGGCCACCGCGTCCACGTCCAGATCCGGGTCGGCGCAGATCGTCACGTCGGACGCCCGCGGCACAGAGTATGTGGACATGCCGGCCTTTCCAAACGTGCAGACGATTGTCGCCTCGTCGCCGACCGCTTGATAGACTGACATCGCGTCCTCTGGACCCTCGGTCATGATGATGCAGCCGCCGTCGTGCTCGTTGCCGATCCGCATGACGTTGCCGGCGATCACGCCGCGACTGTATTTGCTGATGCCATTGTGCTCGCGCTTCTGGCCCTCGGGCGTGAGTAGCACGCTCTGGATGCCGCACACATTTCCGCTTGGATCGAGCGCCGGGAACATGATTGCGGGGCCGTCGTATATATTCGGGTTGAACCGCGCCGCATCCGAGGCTGTGCTGGCTCTCAGACCCCGTGAGTTGAGGTATAGCAGAGCCGGGCGCACGGCGTCGATGTTTTCACGCGAAATTGCGACGCCGCGCTCCCAAATGTCCTTCGCCTTGCGCATCTTGTCTGCGCGGGTCTCGTCGTCCCGGACGAGCACCTCCTTGGCCGCCAAGCGCGCCATAAGGCGGTCGAACTCGGACGGCGTGTACGGCATCGCGTCGGAGTTTTCGAGCTCCTTCGGATTGTCGCCGCCGCGCTTGAACCCGGATCCAATGGTGGCCCGGATCTCGTGTTCCTGTAGTCCCATAGCCTTCGCTGCGCTGTGCAGCTCGCCCAGCGCCGCATCGAGATTTGACGGGGCCATGTGCGCGTGCCTCCCGAGCGTAAACGCGGCCTTGTTCAAAATCTCGTTGCGGCTTCCCTTGATTGCATTGGCCACGTCGGCCACTGCGCTCTCCGCGACTTTGCTAAAATATCTTTCACTCATTTCCCACCCCTATCGCAAAAAGTGTTGCCGCCCGCCGAAGCAGGCGGCAGCGTTTTTAGAAGCCGAACTCTGTATCCGACGCCGGAGCCGCAGCGGGTGCCGGTGCGGGTGCAGTGATCGGTGCCGCAACCGGCGCCGCTACTTCCGCGCCGTTCTCCGGCTTGTTGATCCACTTATTTATTGAAAAACCGACGTCGTAGCTAGTACCCTTTCCCACTACCACTGGTGTGGAGCTGGTCACTTGAACCACTGGGATCTTGGATGCGAAGTCAGGCGATGCCTCGGCGTCGTTATACACTCGAGCAATAAACTGGCCCAAGCCATACGAGTTGCCGCTGAATGACGCCTGACGGCCGTCACCGAGCCAGCAGTCCACCTCGAACCCCTGCTTATGGTTTTCAGACGGGCGAGCAATCTGCTCGGATGGCGACGGCCACGGCTGCCAGTCACGCACGCCGATGTCGATCATCAGCCAGCCGAATTTGACGTTCTTGATGTCCATCGCGAAGCCTCGCAACATATCAATGGGTTCGTCTCCCGCCTCGGTCTTCACCCACCAGCGATTTTGCGGCAGGTTGGCCCGAATAAATAGTGAACTCCCAGAACCCTCTGAACTTCCGAATGAAATTGGCATAATGTGTCTCCTTGACGATGTTTGCCTAGCCGATTTGGCTGAATGTAAATGAGTAGCGCGGAATTTGGATCGTTTTCAAGTCCCCAAAATCGTAACCCCACTCATTCGTTGATGACGCCCTCGCAAATTTCTCGAAGGCGTATTGGCACGCATGTCGCCCCTCGACGAGGCTGTCATGGTCCAATTCGTACACACCGACACGGTGTGGTTTTGTCTTTTCCACCGCAATGAACACAAAGCGGTCGATCTCGAAGCCCGCCGCCTCCATTGTCATGCGATAGTGTTGATCCTGTATGTGGTAACCAAAGTTAGCACACTGCTTTGCGAAGCCATACGGGTCGCTGGCGATTGTCGTCTTGAGATCCACCAGCGCACCAATGTCCCGGCGCCATCCGTCTGGGCGGCAGCGGATGTCGACCCCAGTGCCCTCGTGCCTTGCGAACACACTGGCCTCGCAGACAAGGTCGCCGCTGAGTAGCTCCGCCGCCGCCTTGTTTGCGCGCACAGCCTCCGCCATATCCACGGCCAGCTTGTAATCACTTTCGGTCAGTAGCAGCGCGCCCGCCTCTTCTGCGTCGTGCTTCTTCTGCTTCCACTCGAGGCCGCGCCGCGTCTCCGGCCCGCACCACACATCACCCGACAGCTCGGGTTGCAGCACAAACGTGTGCGTGGCCGTCCCGACGTCAAATGCGGTGCTCTCCTTGCGCTCAGCATACTTGAACGTCGCCAGATCGTGCATGGCGATTGTCTTAGTCCCGCTGGCGCTGAGCGCCGGGTCGAGGTGGTATTCCTCGTTGGTCATGTCAAATTTTACAGTCATCTCTCTCCCCTCCCATATGCCGCAATGAGCAAACTCTCGGCGCGATGCTCGTCGCGCTTGCGCTTCAGCCGCAGAGCTAAATCAGGAAACCATTGCTGCGCCTGACGGCGGGCGGCGTCCTTATCCTTTGGCAAATTCATGCTCGACTTCCACTTAGCGGGCCGCACCTCGCTGTACGGGTGGCCAGACAGGGCGGCAGTCGTGATGATTTGGCCATAGGCAAACCCCAGCTTAAACACTGACACGACGCCCTGCTTTGGCATAGCCTGTTGTTTTTCCAGCCAAATATGCTGCACAGGGCCGGCGCTGTTGATGATGTCGAGCAGCGCAATCACGTCGACGCCGCCTTCCGTGTAAACCGGCAGGTCGTGCACCTCGGCCCAATCTTCACCAATCAGCGCAACTCCGCCGGTGCGGTAGCCGGGATCAATTCCAATCGTAATCAAGATCCACCCCCGCCTCGTCCAGCATTGCGGCGACCGCTCGCTCGACGAGCAGCGACACGCTCATGCGGGTATTGCGGCTGTGCTCTTTGAGTGCCAAGGCGATATCTTCACGGATCCTTGGCCCGATTTGCTTTAAGTCTCTAGACATGATGCCCTCCATTTGTAACGCAGTGTTAACAGCGCAATGGTCAGGGCACAAGCCCCCGGCTGAAATGTTTTAAAATTGTTTTCGGTGTGCTAAGGTGAGGTGAAACTAGAATACGGACACGCAAATGGACATGGATGTTATGTGGAATGGGCTTCTGTCCATAGTTATTGCTGGGGTCGGCTTCTGGGTTAAGAGCTGGGTCAGTGAAGTGACGCGCCTGCAAATACTCATCAACCGCACGCGCGAAGAGTATGTGACCAAGAGCGAGAGCAGCGCCCAGATGGACCGCGTAATGCACCGGCTCGACGGCCTCGATGCCAAGATAGACAGGTTGATTGAGCGCAAATGATGCGCTTATTCCCAGCACTTCTACTGCTCGGCTGCGCAGAGATCAAAGCACCAAGCCCTCTTGTTCTGCCGTCAGTTTGCATGGGAGACGAGCATTGTGAGGCTAGAAAAAATGCAGAAACATTGGCTGCGATGGGCTTTCATGACGCTGGCCTTCGGGTTATGTGTGACGATGCTAACGTCCGAGATGTTCTGGAGGTGGAATGCGAACCAGATGCGCTGCCATATCCCTGATCTTGCTCGGGTCTCTATGCTATGCCCAAGACGGGAGCGTTGAAGGCGACTTCAATAGCAACACTGGCAACAACAACAGCTCCGTCGAAAGCAATAACACCAACGAGACTTATCAGAACACCTACAATGGGCCGGGCAGCTCACCGGGTTCACAGCCCCCACCAACTGCGAGTGCGCCGGCTGTCATGGGTGCGGGTGGACAAGACAGTTGCCTCATGCCTAAGACCAGCGGCATACAGGTCAGCTTATTTGGCATTGCCCAAGGCAACATGGAACAAGATCCAGAATGCAATAGACGCAAGGATGCTAGGCTCATGGGTCAACCGCAGCCGCATGGCCTTGGATTGCAAATATCTGGGCTGTCAGTAATGTGCGCAGCGCCCCATGTGTTCAAGGCAATGGCCATGTCGTCAACGCCCTGCCCGATCTACAGCGTGACCGAGGCTCGCATTTTGACCGGGCGTGACGCATATGAGGCCATGCGTTTAAATCCCGAGATTTATGTGGTAGGATACGCGCAAGATCAGAGCTTCTGGGATGCGTTTCTCAGAATGGACTTAAAGGAACTGCCAAATGTTCAAACGGCTGACAACAATCGCCCTACTCTCTCTGAGCGTTTCCGGCGTACACGCTCAACAAACAACGGAAGTGGGCGACCTTCAGGACGCGGCGACAGTGATCCAGCAGCAAGTGGAGCTGGCGGCTCTGATGGCTTACGCAGCGACTGATATGGCTGGTGCAGGCCAGATCATTGCGAACAACAGTCTGGATGAAGCAATCGTAACCAATGAAATGCTGGCGAATTATCAAGCGTCAGTTGACCTTGTGCTGGCCATGGACTTTTCGGAAGCCGAAACTGCGTCTGAGCTATTTGATGCTGAGTATGCTTCCGCAATGCTTGAGCTTGGCATGAGCGTTGACGAGTTGGCTGAGGCTAGTGCTGCACTTATGACTGTGTCGGTGGTGTCTGAAATGGCGGCTACGGCTGACACAAGGCCAGAGGGCTTGGCCTTGCAAGAGGTTTTAGCAAACACCACGATCACTCAAGATCATGTTGACAACTATAATCAGGCGTTAAGTGCGGTCAGCGGCATGGCTCAGATTTCTGGCGCGTTCTTTGCAGCAAGCCAGAACACGGCTCTTACTAACAGTATTGATACATATGTGGCTGACAATAACATTGTAATTGGCGAGTACACATCTGTTGATTTTGTATTCGACACCAACGAGTACATCATTACTTGGGGTGACCAGGGTGAAGGTACAGGCTGGACGCAGTACACGACTTCAAACAATAAAACCGCAGACGAGTTGTACGACCATGCCCAAAATCTATATGGCCAGCCGTAAATGGAAGACGTTGAAATCAAAGCTGGCGGGTTTACGCTTCGAGGTTGGTACATTGCTGCTGCTGTGCCTCTGTTATCTAGCCTTAGCGGCGGCATTTGGTATGGCTATGACGCGATTTCTAGGTTCAATGGATTAGAGGCGTCTGTAATCGAGGTGCTGGACGCGACTTCGCGAATACAAGCCATTGAGCAGACGCTGACGCAAAATAACGTGGCTGGGCTGAACACTCAGCTCACGCAAATCAGCACGCAGATGACCAACATTCTTGAGCAGCAGCGCACACTCATGGACCTGCGGTCAACTGTTGAGAAGGGCGCAACTGTCACTGATGGCATTGGTGACAAGCTCGAAACATATGACATGGAAATCGAAGACCTTTGGAAGGCTTTCGATGACCTAGTTAAAAATCCAATTAGATAGGAGGCCGCCATGAGCGACTATGACCTAAACGGCAACGGCGTGATCGACCCGGAAGAGAAGGCGATGATGCTTGAGGATCGCAGGATGCGGATCGAGGATGACAACGCCCAGCGCGACCAGTCTCGCAAGATGATCTGGTGGGTGTTGGCTGGCATGCTGGGATATCCATTCTTTGTGATCGTCTCCAGTTATCTCGGATTGGATGCCGCCTCTGACATCCTCGGATCAATGGCCACAATCTACTTCCCGGCGACCAGCTTAATCTTGGGCGCGTTCTTCGGGGCTAACGCTTATCAAGCGAAAAAGGATTAACCATGTTGCAGGCTCTCATTGGACCCGTGACGGGCATTTTAGATAAGTTCATTGAGGATAAGGATCAAAAGGCGGCACTCGCCCACGAGATCGCAACCATGTCTGAGCGTCACGCTCAGGAGCTTGCAAAGGGTCAGCTCGAAATCAACAAGGCCGAGGCGGCATCTGGCTCAGTATTCAAGGGCGGCTGGCGCCCATTCATCGGCTGGGTTTGCGGCGTTGCTTTTGCATACCATTTCGTATTGCAGCCGCTCATTGTGTTTGGCGTAACCGCTGCGGGCGTCGAAATACCAGAGCTTCCGTCATTTGACATGGGCAGCTTAATGACTGTTATGATGGGCATGCTCGGGCTTGGCGGCTTGAGAAGTTACGAAAAGAAACAGGGGTTAACGAAATAATGGCTACACCATCGAAGGGCAAAGCCCGCGTTAAAGTCACGGCCAGCGGCAAGAAGGTCAGCTACGGCCAAGCCGGTAAGGCGAAGGGCGGCGGCCCTCGGGTCAAGCCCGGCACGAAGAAGGGCGACGCGTATTGCGCGCGCTCTGCGGCGCAGAAGAAAAAGTTTCCAAGCGCCGCTAAAGATCCAAACAGTCCGCTCAATCTGTCGCGTAAGCGGTGGAAGTGCAGCGGCACCAAATCGAAGAGGAGTTAGTGGGATGTCACTTTATAAAAACATTGCCAAAAAGCGCGCGCGCATCAAAGCCGGAAGTGGGGAAAAGATGCGCAAGCCCGGCGCCAAAGGAGCGCCAACGGCCGGTGCATTTAAAAAGGCTGCCAAGACAGCAAAGAAGAAGGCTAAAAAATGAGTGAAGCAATGAAACTGCTCCAGATGAAAATCGGAGTAACGGCTGACGGAAGTTTCGGCCCGAACACGGCGCGTGCAATCGCCAAGCATTACGAGCTGTCACCTAATCGTGGCGCGCATCTGCTGGGTCAGTCGCACCACGAGAGCGGCGGTTTTAAGCGCACGACTGAGGGTTTGTATTACTCAACGCCCGAGCGCATCCAAGCTGTCTGGCCGTCACGTTTCCCGACGGTCGAAAGCGCAGAGCCGTATGCCAAGAACCCGCAAGGTCTGGCAAACAAAGTTTACTCCAGCCGCATGGGCAATGGAGATGAGGCCAGTGGTGACGGCTTTGCGTTTGCGGGCAAAGGCTTCCTGCAACTCACAGGCAAATCAAACGTCAAGGCATTTGCGGCTGACATGGACTTGCCGGAAGTGCTTGAGTATCCGTCAAAGCTCGCTGACGAGTATGCTTTTGAGACGGCGCTGTGGTTTTTCCAGAAGAACGGCCTGTTTGCAATTGCTGATGACGGTGTAAGTGATGACACCATCAAGCGGATCACTCGCCGGGTCAATGGAGGCTTCCACGGTCTCGAGGATAGGGTCATCCAGACCCGGAAGATCCACACTTGGCTACTGACCTGAGAAAGTGCCTGCACAAGACCAGAAAGCCAGCGCGGCGGTAGGCCGGGCGGGGGAGCATTTAGCCCTTGCCCACCTGTCGCTCGCTGGCTACTCCTGCACTTTGTGCCAGATCAAAGACCACGACGCGTATATACAAACGGATACACGCACCCTGACCTTGCAAGTTAAGACCGCCAGCAAGATGTGCCGTAATAACAAGAAGTATAAATTCCACACGCCAAAAAGAAACGTAGATGCGTCAGATGTTTTTGCGTTTGTGTCCATTGACCTTGGTGCTGTGGTTTTTCGCCGGGGCGATGAGTTGTCCACAGTTACAACATATATTTCACCTAAAGAGTTTTTAAGCGAAAAGCCGTCGATGCAGAAAGTGCTCGACAGCTTCAAATAGTATCTTGCGCCCTCGATCGAGCTTGAATAGAAGGTCTGAGCGGGTGGCTATCATCACAAGTAAAATCGACTTTCCACGGGAATGGTCTAGTTGTTTAGCCTAGGATGACGTTGCTACAAATGTGCCAACATTAATAAAAAAACCAACGGCCACCCGCACGACTTCAAAATATTATTGCGACCAGCATCATCAGGCCAGCGCCGCTTCCGAAGCCGAAGACAGCTCCGACCAAGCCAGCGATGTGGATTTTGCGCTCTATCTCTTGGTCACTCATCCCCACACCTCCTCGAAGCAGTCGTCAAACGTGAATGGCGTTTTAGAAAACATCCAGCGCCACTGCTTTTTTACGCGCCCCTCTATATGTATATACTCGCGACGGCGGTGCAACTTGCCCTGCTCCCACATGCGCTTGAGGTAGCACGCGGCCCGCGGCACGCTCTCATCGAGCATGGCTGCGGCCTCAGTGGCGGTGAATACGAAATCATCGTCCAACATATCCATGAGGCGGTTTATGTCCCGCACGACGCGCTCAGCTCGCTCCTCAGCCTCAACACCGGCCTTGCGGTGCGTCTCTTTATACGACCGACGTTCCGCCACTGGGAGAGGCCCACGTTTATCCGGCTGCTCCATGTGCATGCGCTTCTCGAACTCGAGCATGTCGTGGCCCAGCTTGATCTCACGCGCCACCTTGATGTCTGTCACGCCCTTTAGCTTCTGGGCCAGCTTCTGGTGCGGCGTCAAAGCTCTGGATCCTTTAAAGCTCGCCTCAACGCCTCGAGCAACGACGATAGCTCCTCCGCTGTCTGCTGGACGTATGGCTGGCCGCGCAACTTGCTTCGCTCCATCAGGACCGACGTCACCCGCTCGATCCGGCTCAATAATCTGTCGACTTTTGTGTCCACGACCCCCACTCCTTTTTACTACGTCAATGTTAAATTCTCTGACTGCATTATGCACAGTCGATGCCGAAATATTCAGATATCGAGCAATCTCGATATTGCACAGCCCGAACTCCGCACACTCTCTGATGCGCCGCACCATTTCACGTCGATCATACGGGCTCGGCATCTTCGTCCTCCTCATCTTCGGGCGGGTCAACTTCACCCAGCCCGCCGCAATGTTCGCACAGCACAGTTTCGATAACTGGCTCCCCGATGTCTCGGGTTGCTGACTGCATCAGGAAGCTGGTTTCCTCCAGAGTGCCCTCCCCGTGGCACTCCGGGCACGCCAGCCGCTTCGGGTCCGTCCAGATCCATTCGTCCATCATGTGGCGCACTCCGCGGCGCAGGCGGCGTATCCGGCGGCGTCGATATAGTTGTCGCCGTGTTTTGGGTTCGACTTGGCTCTAGCGGCCTTGAGCAGCACCATCATGATGCCCACTTGAGATGGGGATATTTCACGGCCAAGAAATTCGCCCCAGAATGCGGCGATGGTCATGAAGTTGTCCTCCATGTCGCCGTGATCGTCTGCGCGATCTTTGGTGACGTATTCCTTGGCGGTGTCCAAGACTTCCGCGCGTGTCAGTTTAGTCATGTGTGTTCTCCCAGTGTGTTGGACGCGCCTTGGGGCGCATTGGCTCTTCAACATTAGCGGTCACTGTGCAGGCGATCAACAGCCCGCACAGTGATGTCCAAGCGATCAGGATCGCCCAGTCTTGTTTCGTCGGCATCACTTGAGCAGCCGCCGCACGTCGGTGCACCAGACCGTCTGAGACGCCTTGGACTGGCCGCTTGTCTTGAAAACCTTAGCGCAGGAAATGTCACCGCTGATGAACATATTGTTGAGCACAGTCCCGGCGTCGCTATTCTCAACACCAGCAACAGCCGCCAGCTCGGACGCGATAAATGGTTCGCCACTCATTGCCGGCACAGCGGCGCGGACGATGTCAGACACTGTAAGCTCGGGCAGGGCGTCATCTTCCACCTCGTCCTCCTCGACTTGTTCTTCAAACAGGTCGCGCAGTGGAGAAAATACACTTTCATCTTCGGAGGCGCTGCTGGCGTCCAGATCGGCCGCCTCTGCAAACGTGATAAACCACGGCGTCTGACCGGATCTGTCGTGGCGATTTTCGACGACGCCGGCGCGATACTTGCGGCCGACCTCGAGGTTGGCTGCTGACACGACCGAGTTGGGCACATATGCCTGCTCGAATGTATCAGTCAAAACGGCGAATGCGTGGTAATCGCCGGTAAAAGTTATTGTGATTTCTTTGAGCATAATGCTCTCCTTCTGAGTGATGGGGGCCGAAGCCCCCGGTTGGGTTAGATTTTTTCAAAGCGCTTAAAGTAGACAGCGCCTCTGGGACCAAGTTGAACCGACAGCCATAGGTTGGCGTCATCTTTAACTCGGACTGTTGGGTAATTATTCCCGAGAACATCATTGACAATAATCATGCCGATCTTGCGCCCGTTCCACAGAGACTTCATAACAGCGCGCTGTGACTTATTCAGCTTATTGATTTCTAATGTTTTTGTCTCGTTGGTCTGCATTTCCGTGTTCCTTTGTTTCTCTGTATATTGTTAACATAGGGGTAACAGCACACCCTTGCAAGTGCTAAATGTTCACATAATCGAAAAAATGTTATAGGGTGCCAGAGTGACATTCATGGAGGATCACATGCTAGACGACCAAACCAAAGAGCTGGTGCGCAATCTCAATAACCCGCACCGGGTCGTAAACATCATGGCGCTGTTCAAATTTTGCGAGCAGGCGGCGACCATCATCCAAGACCAAGCGGCCGAGCTGCACCGCGCAGCCGCAGACGCGCTTGAGGCGCAGCCTAAGAAGACTGCGCCCAAGAAAACTGCAAAGAAGTAGTGGTTAGCGGGGTATGCTGAGCAGGCCACCTGTTTGGCGTGCCCCAGACTTCAAGGTGTCCAAGAGCATCTGAGTTGCCGCGCTGTTTTGCGTTGGCATCAGCAAATTTTGCACAGGACGTGACCGAAGGGTCTGCCTACCAGCGGCCGGCAAGGCGGCGCCTGCGGCCATACCTAGAGGCACAGCGAGCATAGGATCCATTCCGGTCTGAGTTGCTGCGTAAGCACCACCACCAGCGCCTAAAAGTCCGCCACCGCCTGTCATCGTCCTACGGCCACCAGCTTGCACGGCCGGCATGGAGCTCACAACTTCCTCCGCAGCACGACCAAGATTTGCCAACTCTGACCCAGTACCCAGAATGTACTGGTTGCCTTCTCTGTTGCGCAGCGCACCCGCCAACATGGCTGGAGAGATATAGCCGCCGGCGCTGTCTGACCCTCTCGTCTTGAGGGCGCGCATTGCGGTCAAATAGCTCCGGTACTGGTCGCGGGCCTGCATTAGCTCCGGAACCAGCTTCGGCTGAGAGCGGCGGACACTTTCAATCATAAAGTCGTCAATCACGCCATTCATCAGGAATGCGCTTTCATAGACCAGAGGGTCGTCAGTTCCGTTCATCACCTTGCGGAGACGAGACCGCATGTTTTGGATTTTCTTATTTGATATAGGCTTCCCGGCTGCGGCTGCGCTGAGGATTTCGTCATTCACGTCCACTAAAAACGGCGGGACGTCTCCCGTTGCCGAGGTTCCAAGGTGGTCCTCGATAACTTTATTAGCGCGCACGGCCGTTTCGGTCGACGGCACGTCGTCGATGACGTTGTCCGCTCTGTCGAAAACTTTTCCAAGGCGATCCTTGACGTCTCGCATAGCCGCTGGAGTTGCCAAGGCGCTATCCGACCCCATAGTCTTCATGGTGGCCGTCGTTAAGGTGCGCTTAGTTTCAAGAGGCACCTCCATGCTTCCCTCAAGAGCCATGAGGCGAGGGGATCCGGATTTTAGGCCAGTAGTCATGGAGACATCAGCGTCTTCGAGTGTCCGCACCGCCTCGCCTCGAGCTGTACCCGGCTGCGTCAGACGAGCCTCTGGCCCCAACACTGCACGCTGCGTGCCCTGACGCAGTGCGCTCGTTGCAAACGGCGTTCCGAGTGCCGCGGCCAGTCTAGCTGGACCCTCCATCTCGGTTCCCTTAGTCATCTGACCGGCGGTTTCGCTTGCCAGTGCTGGAAGCACTACTGAACGTGCAGCGCGAAGCGGCCCGCCATATGGCATAGCCAAGGCGCCGCCCACAAACTCTCCGGTCGTCTTGGCATACTCGCCCTCGGTTGTCTGTGGCTCGTATTCAGTAAATCCGCCAGTCATTCTCGAGACGAGCGGGAGTATTTGCGGGTCGAGGTTCATCTCTGGCGCGTCTTCCATGCCGCCGAACAGCATGCGTGACAGCATAGACGGACCCTCTTGGATTAGCGTAGCGCCCTGACCCAGCATATCAACGGTTTTAGCGAAGCCACTTAGACCGCCAGACGCACCGGACTTAACAACGTCCTCAGTCTTGCTCGGCTTTGCCTTCTGCTCCTCCGCAAAATACATATCCATGAGGCGGTCTCTGTCTGCGGTTCGTCCGTCGGCCTCGGCTTGCCGTGCTAATTCAAGTAGCTCTTGCAGGTCCATTAACCTCTCCCCTCACGCATTCTTTTTAAAAATTCTGCGTCGGTTTCGCCCTGAGCGGGTGCGTCTGACGATGGATCAAGCCACGCTGGGCGACCCTTAAAGTGGCTGTCGAGCTGCGCCATCCCATCTTCGCTTGCGCCCCTGTAAAGTCCGCGGACGATATTTTTATACCTGCGGTCAATTTTAGCCAAAGACTTTTTCACCGCGTCCGGCCCAAGAGCTAAGTCAAGTTTTGTGACGTCATCTAAAAGAATGTTAAGCTCTTCTTTATTCAGCGCGCCCATAGTTGCCCCGGTGGATTTTAGGTCTTTTAAAGTATCCAAGGCTAGGGTTGATCTCAGGCTATCGACTAAGGCTTGCGTTTGACCGGCTTGCGTGAATGGGACGTTACGCAAAAACATTGCCATCGGCCCGGTTGTCATTGCGGGGTCATTGTCGATCATTTTTATGATTTCTTGCATAGTCTCCAATTGACCGGCCGCAGATGACGCCTTGCCCTCCATGCCCATTTGAGCTTTCTGCGCATCTTGCAGCGCCTTAATGCGCACCGCTATTCCCGGCGCCAAGTTGGGGTTTGCCACGGCCAAGCGAGACAGTCGCTCGATCTGCGCCTGTATGTCTCCAGCCGCGGCTTCGCCCGGTCCCATGATAGAAGTTAGCGCTTCTTGCTGCGCCTGCGCCGCCTGCGCCTTGCGCCCCATATCTATCTGGTCGTTGATCGCCTTGAGGGTGCTACTGAATGCGCTGCCCTCTTTGCCCTGCAACGCAAACCCGGCGTCTTTGATGGCGCCAAACGCCAACATCATGCGCTGCTGACGGTTTAAATTGCTGAATTGGTCCGTGGCCTCCTGCGGCCCGAAGAGCATGTCGCCCAACCCGCCTGACTTTGGAGCGGTCAACTGCTCCTGAGTTACCGCAGCCGCCGCTGGCACAGCGTTCATAGCTCCCGCCACGGCCGCTGGGTCCATAGAGCCGGCGTTTAGTGCGGCAGCCTGCGGATCGAGAGTGGTCGCCATGCCCTCTGCGACCTGAGCAGCGGAAACTGGATCTGGAAGCGCTCCGGGATCGACGTCGTCTTGGATGCCAAGCCTCCGACGCATGTCGTCGGTTGCGGGGTAACCCACCGCCAAGCCTGTGACATCCACGCCCTGACGGGCAAGCTCGTCGATGCCGAATTGTGTTAAACCACTTTCCATGTTCTAGCCCTCATACCCGATGCTCTTGCGCTTCGCGTCCATGAATGGACGTATAACCGCTTTCAAGAATGGCGCCTTGCGAATAACCGCGGCCACGCGCTCCCCGTGTTTCAAGTATGCGTTGCGGAACCATGCAGGCGCCCAGTCAAACAGCCACTCGCGGAACTCAAGCCACTTAGGATCGCTGGCACCATACACCTCGCGAGCCACCCAGCATCCGGGGCCATAACCCATAGCGCCGAGCCCCTGACCAAACGAGCCAAGTGCCGATAGCGCATACCCTGCGCCGCCTTGGTCTTTAGTGCCCATAGATGTGCCGGACACGTTGGTCGTCCCGAAGCCCGCCGGTATCGCCGCGGCGGTGCCAGTGAGTGCGCCAAATTGCGACAGCGGAAACTGCAATCCCGCCAAATATTGCTCGTATGCCGCGTCCAGCTCCGCCTGCTGCGGCGCTCTCTCTGCCGAGCCTGCTGTGAGCTGAGCCCCGAGGCCAGCGAGCTGAGACTGCAAGCCTGCACCGGCGGTCGATGCCATCTGACCCGCTGCCTGCATGCGAAGCGCGTCTTCCGCTGCTGCACGCTGCGTGCCGTACTGCAAGCCCTGCTGCTGCAATCCCGCCAAAGTTTGGCCCATGCGGGCGTCGTATTCGCCTGCGCGCTCGCCTTGGAACACGTCGCGACGAGTGTTGCCGAATGCGCCGGCGCCAGTGATCTGGCCCTGCTCTGCGACGATGTCCTTGCCGCGCTGCCGCTCCATAAGCGCCAGCGTCGGGTCGATGACGCCCTGAGTAAACTGGTTTTGGTATTGCGCGATCTGCGCCGCCTGATCTTGCGGTGTGCGACCAGCGAGGCCAGCGTAAACGTCGCCGGCGGCGCCGTAAGCGTCAGCGCCAGTATCGAGCCCGCCATAACCCTGTATTGCTCCACGCTCCAAGTCGGTCATCCCGGCCACACGCTGACCCTCATATGGCGTGAACTCGGCAGTGCCGATCTCGGTGCCCTTCGGGATTACGACGTTCCGCAGGAAGTCTTCTTGGAACTGAGGCATCGTCGCCTCGGTGGTGTTGTCGATAACTTCCGTGGTCTTGGTTGTGCTGCCCATCTTATAGCTCCATCTCGTAGTGGACGTAGGTCTTCTTGAAGAAACCACACTTGTCCAAGTATTTCTCAAACCCGAGGCGTCCGTCTGCCTCAATCCCGCTCAGCTCTGCTTTACGCGCTAACTCCACAATCGCCTCCAGAGCCTCTTGCATCCACTCAGCAATTCGAGAGCCACCCAAGTGCTCAATAAATAGAGTTTGACGCATGGGGTGCTGCATGACCGCAGTGCTGAACGCAGCGACAGGCTCACCCGCAATATAAACGATCCACATAACGGACCGTCTTTCTCGAAAGTTTGCCAAAACGCGCTCCACAGGGACATTTCTCTCGTCTCTTTCTATACTGGCGGCCAGAAACGGCATGCCGATCTCAATTCCGTGGTCGATGTCCTCTGCAACGGCAGGAATGACCTCAACATTGTCTTGATGCAACTTTACCACGTTATCCATATTTACGCCAGCCTCACCCATGTAACCTCGTGATCGACAGAGTTGACGACGGAATGCCGGGAACTGGCGACGCCGCTGCCGTGTGGTTCAAAAACCCCTGAGTGCTGTCCACCATGAAATTGACCTCAAGATAGTCGCCGGCGCTCACTTCAAAAATTTGTGTGCGCGACACCACGAGAGTTGCGTTGTTCTGGTGTAGCGCAGTGGTCATCGCCCCATTAGTGGCTGCAATTCCATTCACGCTGGGCCAAAAATAGAAGTGAACTGTGCTGCTCGATGTGGATGAGATCTGCGCTGAGAATGACAAGACGTATTCTCCGCCCTCCTCGAATACGATCCGCGACGCAGGAGTGCCCTGAGTGATACCCTCGTTGCCGACAGGCGCGTCATAGGTCAACTTATATGCAGTGTTTGCTGAGGCCGCAGTGACGTCCGCCGTCTTAATAAAATTTGCGTGACCATCTTCCAGCACAATCTGACGCCACTCGCCATTTTTAGACACGACAGGATATCCCTCAGCCTCGTCCCAGAGCAGCGTGCCATTCTCAATCGCCGCCGCGCCGGACGGTTTAAAGACGAGCTGCGTTAGAGCCCGCCTCGTCCATGTAGAGAATGTCCGCGCCCAGTCGAATATGTCGGGTCCGACGCTGGGTGGAATTGGAGACGTCATCTCTTGCCGCCCGCAACTGCGTCGACGCGCATGACACCCACCCGCCAGTCAGCGAGGCGCGCGCCCTCGACGCGCATTCGAGCCTGACGACCAGAGAAGCGAACAGACGTCGGGTTTGCCATAGCAAACGGCCCGTGAGACGTCTCCGACCCGTTGGGATATAGACGCGTTTTGAACGTGGCTGAGACGTCGCCCTGTGTCAACTCGTCTGGGATCAGTCTGGTGACTTTGACTAAGTTGTCGCCTGAGCCAATTGAGAACGGCCCAGTCTCCGCAAACACTGTGGCGCCGTCGTAGTTTAGGCCGACCTCGTGCTCATACATCGTACCCCCCGGAGACATCATCAGTGGGTATCTAAAAACTCCGCGGTCGACGCCGCATGTGCGTGACAGCTCACCTGTAGCCCAGTAGCCCTGCTTGTAATCAAAGCTAACGTAGCGATCAATTTCGTTTGAGTTAGAGCTACAGTAAAACCACCAGACTTCTCCCTGCTGGCCTAAAGATGCACTCCAGCACTTACTAATCTGCGAGCGGTTTATGTCCCCGAATATGTAGTCTTTTACGTCACACTCAAGCTCTTGGACGTTGGACCCGTTGTAGAAGAAGAACGACTTGTGGCCCATCCAGAATGTCCCGACGTCCACACTAGAAACAGCCTTTCTGGAAGCCAGACCCGACGCCGTACTAATCCTCTCAGTCGAATACACAAATGGCGCCCCGACATATGTCATGCGGTGCGTATCTAAGTCAGTGAATATTAAAGTCTGACCACGCCCGCGCTGTGCCGCCATGATTTGTCCGGCTGTTTGCAGTATCTGAGAGCCGGCCTGATTTGTGCTTGATGGCGTCCATGTGGTGATGTCTTCTTGGTCGGACCACTGGACAACCCTCGGGTCTCCGCCCGCCCCAAGGCAAAACAAAAAGCGCTCCTCACTTACAATTACTCCAAGGTTATTGGTGGGCGCATTGGGTATTACTGTAGCCGCTGTCGCCGTGTTTCCAGTCCACTGGTATGCCCTGCCGTCGTCTACGCTGCACGCGACAAGGTAGTTTCCAAAGTTATCTAGAGACCATGTGGTCGCCTCTTGGTAATTCCCGGTGTCTGGCCGCTCTGTGCCGTAGAAAGACGTCCCATAGGTTGAATACCCATAGCCAGTGTTGATAGCCGCGTCTTGAGTGCCGGCGGTTAAGCCTGCCGGTGTTATGGTGTAGACAGTGCCGGCAGAGTTTGTGACGTACAAATTGTTATAAGTCCCCATAGCCGCCCAGCGAGAGCCATTGCTATCCTGCCACGCGTGCATGCTGCGAGCTTTTTCTGATACCGCACTTGCAGTGCGTTCACGCCAACCACCCACCGGACGCAAGGATGAGCCGAGCCAGCGGACGAGGTTACCATCCCGCCAGCGACCTGCGGCTTCGTATTCTGTGCCGTTCCGATACATTCCCGCAGGAATTTTGAGCGGTATTAGTGCCATCAGGATGTCGCTCCGTAAATTGTGCCGTTGTTTGTCAGCGTGGCTGTCCCAGAGATAGCAGCGCCGCCTGCGCCCGCTCCCGACCCAGCACCTGATAGCCCCCAACCACCTCCGCTGACTGTCGTGTTGCTCGCCTCAAGTATAGACCCGCCCTCTCCGCCCGGATTTAGTCCGCCAGTGCCGCCTACCAGCGTCCTATTTCCAGATGAAAGCACGCCGCAGGGAGTGCTGACGGTTCCAGATGCCGTGCAACTCCCGAGCGTGGCATTGCCAGATCCCGCGGAGGCGCCCTGCCTGCCTCCAGCGCCCCTAACGCCAGAGCCGGTGACAACACACGACAGTGGGATAGGGTAAGGCGTGCCTTCGCAACTGACGCTAACAGAGCTGCTGAGCCCTTGCGAGAACGTGTACGATCCACCAGCCGCGCCAGCTTGCCCTGGAGCCGCTTGGCCAGCACCACCGCCGCCTTGGTCGCCACCTCCGCCGCCTCCACCGCCAGCTATAAATGCGCCAGAGTTATTGGTTATGGATACGGTGTCGCTTGTGGTGACCTGCAACGCCGGTCCGCCATCAGACCCAGCGCCACCGCCTTGGCCCGTGATGTTGCCGCTATTGACGATTGTAAGGCCGCCGGGGAAGCTGCCGGCGACAACAGCCCCGCCTGTCGATGTGCTGTTAGAGTATAGAGTGGTGCCCGCGTTGATGTTGGCCACCAAGGGGGTCTGACCGTCCCAGCCATCCGACACTGCGAGCGCGCGGATATCTGCGCTCTGAGTGTCGCTAGATATGCTGAAAGAGTATTGATTAGAGGCGCCGTAGAAGTCGCCAACGCTAATTTCTCCAGACGCCGGGACACCAGAGGTGCCGGCCGGAACAAACGACCCGCCGCTGTAATACTCTGACAGGCTGACCGGGTTAGTGCCGCCAAACTCTGACTGTATTTCGGATAACTTTATTGCTCCGGATGTCTGCAGAGCCATCACGCATCTCCAAACGCGGTCATGTCGCCTTCAGCCGTTAAGGCGCCAGTGCTGGTCAGTTTAAGCCGCGCTGTTCCGTTATACGAAAACACCAAGTCACTTCCGCTTTGCGCTATCGTCCACCCCCCGAGGCCAACAGCCCCAGTGAATGTCGGACTGGCAATAGGCGCCTTGGCGTCTATCTGCGTCTGAATGGCGGAGGTTACGCCGTCGCAGTAGTTGATCTCAGTTGTTGTCGCCGTAACTCCACTCAAAATGTTTATTTCGGATGTCGTTGCGGTCACCCCGTCCAGCTTATTAAGCTCTGCGGTTGACACTGTTGCGCCGTCTAATATTGCAAACTCTGTGGCGCTTGCCCCGCCGAGCAACGTGTCAATGCTGGTCCAGTTGGCATTTAGGTTAGCACCCCACTGGTCCTCGCTGCCGCCGACGGTCGGTAGGACAAAAGAATAATTTGTTGTATTTGCCATGCTTCTGGTCCTCTGCCGCTGCGCCGTTTGGGAGATTATACACTCATTTTTAATGTGATGCCACCTGCGTAAGTATTAGCGCAGGTGGCGTGCTCTACTCTGGTTTAGTGGGCCATGTGATGTCAGCTGGAAAGCCAGACTGGGCCGTGATGTCACGGAGGGCCTGACGGTATGCTGTCTGCTCTGCGGCCACCGACGAGGCTTGATTTACTCCTAGGACACCTTCGAGCTTACTGCGAATACCAAGACCATCAAGGTTCTGTGCAAAAGATGGGGACCACCACAAGTTACTCAAGTGTAGGTAGTCCATAGAAGCCTGACCACTATCCATTATTGTTTGCGGTGCTGATCCAAATGCGCCTGCGG